AGGTGTACTCGTCGGCAAACAGCAACCTGTATGCGACCACCGCTGACGGTCGCCTGTACGGGTCGGACGGTCAAAACGTCAAGTTCACTACCGACTTCACGTCGGTCACCACGGTCACGGGCACCGCAGCGTCAGACATTTACAGCATCACCTCTAACGGCTACAACGTGTTTTACTCGTACGCCAACGGAGACATTGACCAAACCAACGCAGGCGTGTCCACCTCATCGGCGTACATCACGGGTATTGAGGCGGGCTACCTGTCGTATGTCAAAGGCCGTCTCATGGTCGCAGGGCAGGGTGCAGACAAACACAAGATTTGGAACATCACTACGGCGCCAGGGTCATCTGCTAACAACCCGTCCCCGTTGTACACGCATCCCAACTCCAACTTCACATGGGTTGGGTTCGCTGCCGGACAGAACCACATCTATGCGGCAGGAACAGCAGGCAACATCAGCCTCGTCTACAAAACCACGATCCAACCTGACGGTACCGCGCTCGCCACCCCTTCGGTTGCGGCGGAACTTCCTCAGGGTGAAATCATCCGAAGCATCTACGGTTACCTCAGTTACGTCATTATCGGGACAACGACAGGGTTCCGTTTGTGCACTGCAGACGACAACGGAAACCTCATCATCGGACCGTTGAACAACATCAACACCCCGATCACCGCGTTCGCAGGCATTGGACAGTACGTGTACTTTGCATGGACGAACCTTGACACCACCTCCACAGGTATCGGACGGATGGACATCTCAGTGTTCATTTCCACCAACCAGCCCGCGTACGCCTCCGATCTGATGGCAACCGCCCAGGGAACAGTGGTGGCGATCCACGAGTTCAACAACGAACCAATGTTCACCGTTGCAGGGCAGGGTGTGTACATCCCCCACGCCACCGACCTCGTGTCATCCGGCTACCTGCGATCAGGTATCTACCGTTGGGGTGTCCCTGACGCCAAGTTCATCCCTAAACTGGACATCCGTTGCCTGCCGTTGGAAGGCTCCATCCAACTGTCGGTCGCTTCGGACGGTGGCACGTTCTCAGATTTCGCTGTGTTCGACACCTCGAACGCCCGCGAAAAAACATTGGACGGCCTAGAAGCCAAAGTGTTCGAAGCCGAAATCAAGGTCACTTTGAACCGTGCCGCCACCTCCACCACAGGCCCGACCGTGACCCGTTGGATGGCCCGCGCCTACGCCGCCCCGCTGCGTTCCCAAATCTTCTCGGTGCCGATCATCATGCACCACAAACTGAATCTGCGTGGACGCGAGTACTACCAGGATGTAGACAACGAACTGCGCCTTCTCCGTGACCTGGTGGAGAACCCTCGGATCGTGTCCTATCAGGAGAACTTGGATTCGTTCGCGGTGGTGGTGGAGAACGTCCAGTTCCAGGCTTTGAATCTTCAGGATGTTCACACACCGTATGACCCTGAGGGCACGGCTATTGTGGTCATGCGTAGTGTAAGGTAGGTGCCGTTATGCCAGCAGTAACTCGCAGACAGTACAAGGGCGCCGCGGCGCAGACGACGATCACGAACGCGCTCGCGTCCGGTGACACGTCAGCGACGTTGGCTGCCACAACGGGATGGCCCTCAACGGGCGGTGTCCCGTTTTATGTCGTTATCAGCCCTGGGACTGCGCAGGAAGAAAAGTGTTCTGCGACGATTTCGGGTTCGGTGCTGACGCTCACCCGTGCACAGGATGATACGACTGCCCAGTCGCATTCTTCTGGTGCGACGATCTACCCCGTGTTCACCGCTGACGAAGCGGATGAGGCGAACAAGTTGGCGTCCACTCTTACGACTCGTGGCGACCTGCTCACGATGGGCAGCGGTCCAGACTTCGCTCGACTTGCAATCGGTGGCGCTGGCGCGATTCTGCGTTCGGACGGAACTGACCCGTCATGGTTGACCGTTGGAAGCAACGGGACGTTTCTTCAGTCCACTGGTTCTGGGCTACAGTGGACGACGGTTTCTACGTCTGGCGAAGATGACCAGATCGTTCTTGCAGTTCAGTGTTTCAGTTAGGAGTTCATCATGGCAACATTCACCAAACTCGCTTTGCAGCCCGCTGGCACCACGGGCACTGGTCTGGGCATCAAGGTCGCTGCGACGAGCGGCACTGGTACGGCTATCCATACAGGGTCCAGCACTGCAGCGACGATTGACGAGATTTGGTTGTATGCGGTGAACACGTCTGCTTCTGCTGTCAAGTTGACGGTGCAGTGGGGTGGCACGACTGCTGTTGACAACGACATTGAGGTGACTATTCAGCCTGAGGCTGGTTTGGTGACGATTGCTCCTGGGTTGCTGTTGCAGGGCAACTCAACTGCTCGTGTTGTTCGTGCGTTTGCTGCTACTGCTGACGTTATTGTGATGTACGGGTTTGTCAACCGTATTGCTTAGGAGATTCTGAGTGTCCACTCCTCGTCGTACACTCGGGTACGTCTCATCGCTGGTATCAAGCACGCCGAACGTTATTGGCTATTCTGACGGAGTAGCAACTGGTGGTTCGTCGTCGTCAATCACCGTTGATGGTGTGAACTACACGCTTCTCACGTTCACCAGCACAGGAACACTCACGGTCACCAAGGCTGGTCTTTTTGACGTACTGATTTGCGGTGGCGGCGGTGGTGGAGGTCAAGGAACTGCGACTGGTGGCGGTGGCGGTGCAGGTGGGATGCTCCGTGAAACCGTGTACATCACCTCTAACTCAACCGTAACTGTCGGTGCTGGTGGTGCTGGGAATACTTCTGGTAGCGGTTCGGGTATTGGTGGGACCAGCCCTAGCGTAACCGTTGACAACCCTGCTGCTCTGGGTGGCGGTCGTGGTGGCTATCGCGCAAACGACAACAGCACCTCTGGCTCATCTGGTGGTTCTGGTGGCGGCGGTGGCGGTCAGCAATCTCCAGGAACACTTGGCGGCATCAGCATTGGTGCGCAAGGAAATGCTGGGGCAGATGGCACTACAGGAGCATCTGGTGTAGGCGGCGGTGGGGGTGGCGCTGGCGCAGCAGCAACCAACCGTGATGGCGCTGCCGGATTGGATGTTGCTGGATTTATTGGCGGTTCGGCTTTGTTCAAATGCGCTGGTGGCGGTGGCGGCGTACAAAGCGGGACGGCTGGTACTGGCGGGTCGTCAATCGGTGGTGCTGGCGGGAGTAACGCTTCTGGGTCGTCTGCCTCTGCCAATACTGCATCTGGTGGTGGCGGTGGTGGCGGTGCTGGTTCTGGTGGTTCTGGTGGTTCGGGAATCGTTTATGTGAGGTTCAAGGTATGACGCGTTCTTACATGGGTTATGTTTCGTCGCTCACGACGAACACCGTTGCGGCTTACACCGTGCTGAATGTAGATTTTCTTTTGGTTGGCGGTGGCGGTGGTGGCGGTTCTGCTTCTGGCAACTCTGGCGGTGGCGGTGGCGGTGGCGGGTTTATTGAGGCATCTGGCGTAGTTACTAGGGGAACGTACACAGTTACGGTCGGTGCAGGCGGTTCGGGAGGCGTCCCCGGAACGTCACAATACGGACGAAACGGTACGGCGTCATCATTCATTCGTAGTGCAAACGGTGGCGGCGGCGGCGGCGCAGCGGCAGACGGTGGCGCACAAGGTTCTAATGGCGGTTCTGGTGGCGGTGGCGGTCGTTCGGGCGCAGGCGGCGCGGGCGTTTCTGGCGAAGGCAACGCGGGCGGGTCATCAAACGCAACAAGCAACGGTGGTGGCGGTGGCGGCGCAAACGCAACTGGCAGTAACGGCAGCAGCACCACTGGCGGTAATGGTGGCGCAGGTAAGAGCAACTCCTACAACGGCACCAACCAGGCATACTCGGGCGGTGGCGGCGGCAGCGGTTCGGTGACAGCCGGTGCTGCTGGTGACGCATCGGCCGCAGCAAGTCCGAACAGCGCGCCCGCTAATCGTGGAGGCGGTGGCGGTGGTGCGCGCGATTCCACCACAGCAGGGAACGGCGGTTCAGGTCGCGTAGTGATTCGCGCACTCACGGCAGACCTCGCGCCTGTCAGCATTTCTACGACAGGAAGTCCTGCTACTAGCACCAACGGTTCCTACACTTACTGGGACTACACTGCAACTGGAACATTCGTAGTAGCGTGAGGTAACGAACATGGCGCACTTTGCACAACTCAACAACGACAACGTGGTTGTCCAGGTCATTGTCATTGGCAACGACGACTGCGGTGGTGGGGATTTCCCAACGTCAGAAGCCGCTGGACAATCCTTCATTGCGTCGCTTGGTTTGACTGGGGCGTGGAAGCAAACCTCATACAACGGAAACTTTCGGGGGAAGTACGCTGGCATCGGCGACACCTACAATGCCGAACTAGATGAGTTCGTCACCCCGACGCCGCCCGCGGCGTAGCCTTCGCTGGATTCTTTTCGCACCAGCAGCAACACTCGCCTGGTTCGCACCAGCATCCGCTGAACCCGTAGAGGGACTCAACGCAGTCGGGTACATCATCCCCGACACAGAAGAACCGCAACGCGTAGATGACCTGTACGAAGTGTGCGGGTCCGAGGTTGAGAACAACATCAACCGCAACTTCGAAGGCGAACCATTCCAAGACTGCCCGACAGACTTCTTCATGCTGCACTACTCAGGGTTCATCACATTCCCTGAGGCCGAACAGATACGACTCATGGTCGCCGCCGACGATGGCGGAATCATGCAGATTGGTGACGTAGAGTTCGGCACTTGGGATTTGAAAGGATGTCAGTGGAGCGAGATCGTTACCGTTACCCCCGAGGCTGGTTCGTATCCGCTCGATGGCTGGTTCTACGAGTGGGGTGGTGGCACATGCTTCATGCTCGCTTGGCGTATCGGAGACGGCTATTGGGAGATCGTGCCCGATCAGGCGTTCACACGGGAACCGTTGACCCCGACATCTACTACCACTACCTCGTCAACGACTACGGTGCCCGAGACAACTACGACAACGACGGTGCCGGAAACGACAACCACTCAGGAGTCAACAACTACAACGGTGGAAGAAAGGGCTACTACAACCCTGCCGTCAACTACGACTACCTCTACAACTCAGGCTCCACCGCCTCCCCCGCCACCGCCGCCTCCGCCGCCAACAACGACTGAGCCACCGACGACAACGACGACGACGGTGCCGGAGACAACGACGACCCTTCCGCCCGAAACAACCACCACAACGCTGCGCCCACCGCCGCGAACAACAACGACAACAGAGCCCCTGTTGCCAACCACAGTCGTAGAAACCAGTGCACCGCCACAGGTTACCGTCGCCGCCTCCCCAGCCCCCACGGTTATGGTTGTTGTTGGAGAGACGACGACGGATTCACCAGTCGCGTCACTGGCAGAGGACACGATACCGGTGCCACCAGCAGATGCAACCGAAGAGGAGAAAGAATCCTTCGAGGCGCAGGTTGACGTCTACTCAGGTGGCTACGAGGACTACGTACCGACTGGCTCCAAGATCTCGGTCGCTGAACGCCGTGTAGTGGTGGCCGCCACTGCTGTCCTTTTCGTGCTTCCCGCCCCGATGCCCGCACCAAGAAGGGTGAGGTAGTCTGGACCGACCATGTTCAACTACATCAAAGAACAAACATGGACGCTCGCGGGGGTAGGGCTAGTCCTCATCACACTCTCAGGACCCACACTCAAACAAGCCCTCTGGCTGACGGGTGTAGCCCTGGTGTTACA